CTGTATCAAATACAGATATGCAAACTGCATATTTAACTGGCACAGTACAAAAGTACTCCGGTATGGGCACAATTAGTATTGAGCTCCTCGAGCGGTCAGATCCGAATTTCTATTCTGAATTGACACAGCAGTTACAAAATTCTTATCTAACTACAATCGACACAGCTGTATTAAATGCTTTACTTACAGCAAGCACAGGCTCAACACCTACTACAGCTGATAGTGATGGAGTTATCGCATTTACATCACAAGCTGCTGCTGCCGTTTACAAAAACACAGGTTATTTTGCACAAAATTACGTAGGTAATGCCGCACAATGGCAATTATTGATGGGCGCAACCGATACCACAAAGAGGCCTATATATAATGCAATTCAGCCGATGAACGCGGCTGGACAGGTAGGCCCTCAAAGCATCCGCGGTAACGTGCTAGGCCTTGATCTATACGTAGATAAAAACTTTACTGAAACGACAGTAGATGACTCATCCGCGTTAATTTTGGCACCTGAAGCGTTTACCGTTTATCGCAGCCCACAGGCTTACATGAGCGTAAACGTAGTAAGCAATTTGCAAGTACAGGTTGCAATTTATGGCTTCATGGCAACAATCGCCAAAATGCCTAACGGTATCGTTAGATATCTGAAGGCATAAGCAACAAAACTAATAGTCGGTAGCCCTCTTAGCCCTTTGAGGGCTACCGGCCCTAGTAAGTAAAGGAGTAAAAAAGTGCCAGCCACATACGTAACCGAGGCCGAGCTAAGAGCCAATTTAGGTATTGAAAATTTGTATAGCTCAGATATCGTGGAGACGTGTTGTCAGGCTGCCCAAGATTTGCTTAACCAGTATTTATGGTTTGACTCTGCTCCGGTAGTGGGCACGGCGTTACAAAATAACGTAGCTACCGTAATGGTCGCTAACCCTGCAATTTTTAGCACTGGGGACTCTGTAACCTTGAGTGGATGCGGCTCAACCTTTAACGGCACTTACACAATTACCGGCACGATCCCATGGACAGCCGGCACGACTACTAGTTTTCCATCTATAGCCTTTAATACTTACGCCTTTAACTGGCCTAAGGGATACAGCTTTATCCAATTTGCTAAAACAGCGGCTAACGCTAATTTTACTCGCGTACTCCCTTATGGATCAGCTGTAGGAGCCGATACAAAAACAAACGCTTATGCGACTACCCCAGCTGTAAGAGAGGCCGCCATGATTTTGGCGGTAGATATTTTTCAGGCTCGCCAAGTCTCACAGACAGGCGGCGTATCTATAGACGGTTTTAGCCCAAGCCCCTACAGAATGGGCAATAGCATGATCGGCAAAATCCGTGGGCTCATAGCCGGATACACCAACCCTAATACGATGGTCGGATAATGCCAGCTCCTATTACTACGCTAAGAGCCTCACTAGCTGCCGCTCTTGATAACCCTAACGTTTGGAATACTTTTAGTTTTCCACCGGCTACAATAATCGCTAATAGTGTGATCGTGGCACCGGCAGATAACTACATAACTCCAAGTAATAACACTTATGCGGCTATCTCGCCTATGGCTAACCTAAAGATTATTATGACTGTACCGATGTTTGACAATGAGGGAAACCTCAACGGTATCGAGACGATGGCTGTAGCTGTATTTAACAAGCTCGCCGCCTCAAGTATCAAAATGAATGTTGGCGCTATGAGTGCTCCATCCGTACTAGAGGTACAAAGTGGATCCCTTTTAACCGCTGATTTTTCCATATCAACCCTAACGAGCTGGAGCTAAAACGATGGACCTAACACCTGAGGAGCTGGCTTTTCTTATAAAGATAGGTCAGATCGAAACACCAAAACCAAAACCAACAGCCAAGAAAGACGAGGACTAAATCGTGGCAATTTTTCTAAATAATAAGGTCGGCTTTAAGGTCGGCTCAACACCTGTAGATTTCACAGATCACGTAACAGCTTTTACGCTTACACAGCAAAGCGATCAGATCGAGGTAACGGCCATGGGCTCAACCTCTCATCAATTTGTAACTGGGCTCTCAGCTGACACGATTACAGTAACGCTGCTCAACGACACAGCGGCAGGCTCTATCTTGGCAACGCTACAAAATGCATACGGTACTACTATCCCGTTTAAGGCTATCCAAGATTACCAATCTGCCGTATCTGCTACTAACGTTTTATACAGCGGTACAATCTTGATCGACAATCTAACTCCACTTAACGGCGCTGTAGCAGATGAGGGCATGATGGATCTTACATTTACGTGTAACTCCAAAACCGCTATTGCATCTACCGGTACGTGGTAAATCCAACTAACTAACTAAGGGGCAAAAATGGCTAAATTAAAGATCGTACGTAATGATGGGACCGAGCTTGTAGGAGAAATCACGCCTAGCGTTGAGTATGCCTTTGAGCAATTTTACAAGATCGGTTTTCATAGAGCTTTTCGAGAGCAAGAGATGCAATCGATGGTCTACTACTTAGCTTGGGAAATTACAAAACGTGCAGGGGAAGCGCCAAAACCTTACGGTGAGGCCTTTATCGATACGCTGAAAAGCGTAACCGTGGAGGACAGCGACCCTTTAGCCTAAAGCGCGATCTCCCTTTTACTTACTTAATTGCGAGATTGAGCATAAGGCTAGGGATCGCGCCGCAGGCGCTTTTGGATCTTGATAAGAATATGCTCGATGCATTAGTGCAAGGGCTTAAGGATGAGGCTAAGGAGGTCGAAAATGCCAGTAGAGGTAAAAGGCGCGGTCGCTCTTAGAAAAGCCTTAAGGCAATTTTCTCCCGATCTAGCTAAGGAAACTCAAAAAGAGTTAGCAGCGATCTTACGTCCCATCACTATTAAGGCTCGAGGCTTTATACCTGCATCTGCACCGTTAAGCGGCTGGGGCTCAGGTAATGGCTACTTTCCTGCCTATAGCGCCTCTGAGGCGCGTAGGGGTATTGGCTACAAAGCCACACCCTCAAAGCCTAATAACAATGGCTTTAGATCCCTTGCTCGGATATTTAATAAAAGCGCTGCCGGTGCTATTTATGAAACAGCTGGGCGTAAAAACCCTCAAGGCCGACCACAGGCAAAGATGAGTCGAGTAGCTGTACCGGGTCATAAAAACTTTGGTAAGAATATCCGCTCCGGTAATAAAAACGAGTCCAAGTCTAATAACCCAAATGCAGGCGCACAATTTATAGATGCGTTAAATAAAAACGGCGAGATCGTAAACGCTTACGTTAGACAAGAGGGCCAAGCCGGACGAGCCAGCGGCAAGATGAAAGGCCGCGCAATCTTTAGAGCGTGGCAAGAGGACGGCGGCAAAACTCAGGCAGCTGTATTAAAAGCGATCGAGACAGCCGCTAATAAACTCAATGCAACGGCAAAGGGATAAACGTGTCTAATATAGTTATTGATATTGCGGCCGAATTCACCGGTAAAGGTGCTTTTAAGAAAGCCGAAACCTCTACAGATAAATTAACCAAGGGTGTAAAAAGCCTAGCTAAAACTCTTGGCGTGGCTTTTGGTGCTCAACAAGTTTTGGCATATGGAAAGGCAGCGGTAAAAGCCGCGGCAGCGGATGAAAAGGCTCAAAAGCAACTAGCCCTAGCTCTAAAAAATGTCGGCCTTGGGCGAGATGCCGCCGCCTCTGAGGGCTATATACAAAAATTACAGAAAGAATTTGGGGTCCTCGATGACAATTTAAGGCCGGCCTATCAGACTCTAGCGGTAGCTACTCGGGATACAGCTCAAGCCCAAAAGTTATTACAGCTTGCCCTAGATATATCCGCATCAACTGGCAAAGATTTGGCGAGTACCTCATCCGCGTTGAGTAAGGCATTTTTGGGAAATAATGCGGCGCTTTCTAAATTAGGTGTAGGCATATCTAAAGCCGATCTCAAAACTAAATCATTTGAGCAGATTACAGCCGAGTTATCTAAAACCTTTGCCGGATCTGCTACAGCCTCGGCTAATACTTTTCAGGGCTCGATGGATAAATTGGCCGTTTCATCTGCTAACGCTCAGGAGATTATTGGCGAGGGTTTAATTAATGCTCTTAAAATTCTAAGCGAGGATAGCAGCGTAAGCGATCTAGCTACAGGCATGGAGGAATTTGCAACAGCTATATCCGAGTCCATCCAAGGCCTAGCCATCCTTATCGCTCAAATAAAAAGCGTAGGTAATCTGCCGTTTGGAGGCGCAGGTGCCATATTTGACATAGATAAATTATTCAAGTTTACGATGATCCCATATTTAAGGAGCCTTGCAAAAGGTGCAAATCAGGGCTCGGCTAACGATCCTGCCGCAGGGCTAGCGCATCTTGCCGAGCTAGAGGCAAAATACACAGCCGCTACACTTATCACTAGCAA